GATAAACGATTACCATGAATCTCGCCCATTTTTTCGCTTACGTTATCAGCATAGTCATTAAATAGTTTTGGATTTTTAGGGTAAAAACTTATGTTGGTTGCAAAATTTCTAAATGTTTCATTATTAAAAACTGGCTTAGCCTCTTTACCAATGCCTGAAGTATGAAACTGCTTATCATAATTAGTTACATGATCATAATCAATCAGTTCATACTCTTTGTTAAATACATCTAGATATATTAATCTATTACCAAGATACCCGTTAGTATAATTTTTAATATAATCTGTTGACTCTATCATTTCAACATCTTTAGCTAAAAACATCTCTCTATTTACATTTTGAGTATTTTTATCTTCACGAACATTAGAGGCAGATATAAGATACCTACCTAGGTAATTTTTTTCTTGGTGAGCATTTCTAAATAAGTTTTCAAGAGTACCTAGATAAAAGCTTTTATTAGATTCAAAAAATATAAAGTTTTTAGCTACCCCATCCTTTGGTATGGCTTTAGTAGCTAACCAATTAATGCACTTAAACGGTGACCAACCAGGGGAAACAAATTTTACTTTATTAGAAGATTCATTTAAAACTATTAAATCAGTACCAGAATTTCCTTCGGTTACATTTTCATTGCTTTCTGATATATTAAATTTACGTGTACTAGCTAAGAAGTCTGTAAATATCTTACCAGCAACATCTGTAACTATACCTTCAAAAGGAGAAAATAAAGGTAAAGATATATCATAAAAAAATTCAATAGAGATAAAATGTAATGTAAAATTTTGTGTATTATTATCTCTAACTATATTTCTATCAGTTAATTTATAGACTCTAAAAGTCTTTTCTATAACTTGATTATCAGGGAAAGAAGGAGTTCTTAGTTTTACATTTAAAAACTCTTCTCCGTGAATATTGAACTTATCGATAATATTTCTACTATCCGTTAAAACTATATTACCGTTAAGATAATTTTTAAATATATCTTCGTATATGTTAAGTTCGACTACAAATTCAGTAAGGTCTATAACTTCATCACTTGCGTTAATAAGTTTAAGTTGCTCAATTCGTACCTCCCCAGCGCGCTGCAGACCTTGTTCACCAATCATTATTCACTCAATTTCTTTTTAAAATCATTTACTACCGCATCTACATAGGAAGCTTTTAATATTTTAATTCTGCGTTTAGATTCATTAACTCTATCTTCATATATTAAATTAGTAACTGGGGTACCTGTAAGGGTAGTGGTAGTTGAGATATTACCAATTATAGAAGTATTAGAAGCTAGTACAAATTGATCTCCTGAAATAAAGCCACCGGTAGTTACAGTTACAAATACATTTGAATTACTTATCTTAGATGTAATTACACCTGAACCAATATTAGTATTATTGGTGATAGGGTCGTTAAGTGCAAAATTACCGAATGAATTATTAGATGTAAGTATTACATTCCCGTTAATGTAGTTTAGGTTAGCATCTTCATAGTGATGTATACCATTCACATCTGTGTATTTACCAGCAACATAAAGGTTTAAATTGTTAGTACTTAGAGGCCAGTCAAATCTCGGATCTATAATATCATTATAGTGCAGTACAAGCCAGTGTAATTCAGAATTTCTATAGAACTTATCAGCTACCAGTTCCGGCGTCTCTCCATCTTTTACATCGTACTCGTCAAACAATGCTAGATTATTTTTTACCTCATCAGCAAGAGTTACCCGGGTAGTAATGTTGGTTACGACTTGTACTGTACTCGTATCATCTAAAGAATAAAGTGTATAGGGAAAACTTTTAAAGTACATTAGTATCCTTCACTTATCATATTCTTAGTGAGAATTTCAAGTTCACGGAACGTTAACGACATATTAATTTCAGTTGGTGATCCATCTCTAAATGATGAGAATTGTTCTCCACCGTAGCTTACATCCATATTTTCTAACACACATGTTGCAAATCTATGAAAGTAACCGTTTTCATCATTACCAAAATAGTAGGTGATGTTAAATTCTGAAGGGTAAATAAAAAATAATTTACCAGCTGACATTTCCGGATGCATATGAAATTTAAAGGTCTCTATAATTTTATGTACATCGTCAGATTCTCTTTTATTTTTAGGATAAAATTTATATTTAAAAGCAAAAGACCTAAAATCAACAGACTCAAATACGGTTTCTCTAAAAGGGTTTAAAGCAGTTCCAGTTGATACACTTAATGCTGAAGCAATATCTGCTGCACCAAAGGCACCGGGTAACTTAGCAAGTGTGGCTCCTATTGCTGCTCCTGCTTCTACAGAGCCTGCTTTAAATCCTGCACCGTCAATAACACTACCACTTAATACCCCTAACAATGTACCTAGCTCTTTATTAGCATAGTTCATACTGTATTTTACAGTTGGGGGACCATCAACGTAAAGAGCAATTGCATCAGAAATTCTATAGGTTGTATCAGGCTTTAAAATAGCTGAGGCTGCTACTGCACCTCCAACTGCAACTGCGGCTGCGGCGCCTGTTAAATTGGCTCCGGTGTTTATAGCAGCCTCTTTTAAATCTCTTTGAGCCGTAGTTAAATTCTTACCCCCTGTTAGACCGAAAGATTTAGCAGCTCCTTTAACTAATGCTGAAACAGCAACCCCGGCAGTAGCTCCTGCAGCTATAGCAGTAGTTGCTCTTATAGGACCACTAGCAAGTTGATCAGGAGATAGGTTAGCCGAATTAGGGTTCTTTTTTACTTCAAATTGCACCTTATCAGCATTAAACTTAGATTTCCCTCTAATATTAATATTAAATAAAATGTAATGTTTTAAATTATCTGCTATTTGAAGGTCTGAAGGATACTGCCTAATACTAACATTAAAGCGATTTTTATCAATGCTACCACCCGAGCTTGTACTCTCCTTGTAAGCATCTAAGGCTGTTTTCTGGCGTTCTTTAATATCTGCGGCCATAGGGAATTTCCATAAATAGTAGATTAAGTTATATTATATTTATCCCGTTATGTACAAATCAACTCACAGAGGACGTTACAGGATCTCTAACCCTGTAAAATACAGAGGTAACATTCATGATGTTATCTACAGATCGTCGTGGGAATTAAAATTTATGAAATGGTGTGATAATAATGTATCTGTACTGGAATGGGGTTCAGAAACTATGATTATACCTTATAAGTCTCCAGTTGATAGCAAAATACATCGTTATTTTGTAGATTTCTATATACGGGTTAAAGACAAACATGGGGGCATTACTAAGTATTTAATTGAGATTAAACCAGAAAAATTTACGAAACCACCAGCTATCCCTCAACGCCAAACTAAAAGATTCATTGATGAGGTGTTTCAATACGGAGTTAATCAATCTAAATGGAAAGCAGCTGACGAGTATTGTGTAGATAGAGGTATGAAATTCCTAGTTTTAACCGAAAAAGACCTTGGGCTATAACGGATAAATATTATTATGGCAACTGTTAATCCTTTTCAAGATATTAGAATGAAGGCGGGTGATGTAGATCGCTCTCTTAACTGGTATCAGGTTCAAATTAAGAACCTTAAAAACGTCAGACCTAATCAGTTGATGGCAAATACACCTGAGTTAACGACAACCATTATGCCTGGTAACATGTATATGTTCTTTTACGATGCTAAGTTAAAAGACAAATTACCTTACTGGGATATGTTTCCTTTGGTACTGCCTTTTAGAAAAGTACCGGGTGGGTTCTTTGGATTAAATTTGCATTATATACCTTACCCTGTCAGATTTAAATTACTTGCTGCGATGCATGATTTAGCTTACGATGCTAAGGTTACTGAAAATACAAGACTTCAGTTAAACTGGAGAATATTGAATGCTTCAACTAGATATGCACCAGTTAAGGCTTGTGTAAAACATTATCTTTTTGATCAGCTTCAATCTAGATTTTTAAAGGTACATTACCCTGATTGGGTTACTGCTTCACAACTACCTGTTGAGAGGTTTGTTGGAGCTAATAAAACAGAGGTCTGGAGAGATTCCAGAAAAAAATACTAATGGCAAAGTCTAATTTTAATTTAAGTCAGTTTATAGGTGCAGTTAGAGAAGATAGTCTGGCCAGAGTAAATAGGTTTGAGGTCTTTATTAATGCTCCAAGCTCCCTAACCAATAAAAATATTGCTAACTCAGGTGCTATAAGTTTATATTGTGAGATGGCAAGTTTACCCCCTGTAAATATATCGACTAAGTCTTTTAAGATCTTTGGCCCTACCTATCAAAGACCGTTTAGCGCGGAGTACGGAGGCGAAGGTATTTCTATGACTTTTCACGTTGATAGGGATATGCAGGTTAAAAAATTCTTTGATAATTGGACTGCTAAGGTGGTGGATCCTGATTCAGGATTTGTAGGGTTTCAAGAAGATTATATTTCTACAATTAGACTTAGGCAGTTAAATGAGCAAGATGATATTACATATGAATTAGAGCTGTATGAAGCATTTCCTCGAAGTGTAAATCTTTTAGAATTAAATAATTCTGCTCAAAATCAAACCCATCGGCTTAACGTACTATTTGCATACCGTTACTGGAAAGATGTAAGCCCGGAATTTCAAACTATGCCAATGGATATTCCTAGACAACGTTTGTTTCCTCAAGTACCGGTCGCTGATGTTAGAAATAGACAATTTAGTCCATTTACCGCACAACTTGAATTTGATACCCCGGGGTCTGATCTACCCATTTCAGCTTAATAATAGGAAAATATAATGGCTTTACCAAAATTAGAAACACCAACGTATGAATTGATTCTACCATCGACAGGTAATAAACTTAAATTTAGACCTTTCTTAGTTAAAGAACATAAGATTCTTTTAACTATGTCAGAAGCCGATAATAATGAGGTAGCAAGAATTATAAGAGAGTTAGTAGATGTATGTACGTTTAAAACTATAAAGATAAAAGAATTACCGCATTTTGATATTGAATATATCTTTATGCATTTAAGAGCAAAGTCAATTAGCGAGACGGTTGAAGTTGTAGTTAATTGTGAATGTGGCGAAAAGATAGATGCTACTTTCAATATTGATGAGCTAAAGGTAGTAAAACCTGAAGGTCATTCTAATAAGATTATGATTAATGATGAAATCGGTATTGAGTTAAAGTATCCTAATATAGATGATGTTGTAGATGTATTTGCTACTAAAGATAATCAGAAGGTAATAGATCTTATTATCAGAAGTATTAAAGCTATCTACAATCAAGAAGAGTATTGGGAGGCATCAGATCAATCGAAAGAAGAGTTAGAAGAATTTATTTATTCTTTAACTAAAGAACAGTTTGATAAACTTGAACAGTTCTTTGTAACTTCTCCTAAGATTGTTCAGACTATTGAATGTGATTGTCCTAAGTGTGGAAAGCATAATGTTACCAAGCTTGAAGGATTACAAAATTTTTTCGTATAACCCTTTCCCAGGATAGTTTAGTTAATTATTTTACACTGAACTTTTCATTAATGCACCATCATAAGTACAGCTTGACTGAAATTGAAAATATGATGCCGTGGGAGAGGGAGATTTATGTTTCGTTATTGATAGATTTTATTAAACAAGAAAACGAGAAGTTGAAAATACTTAAACAAAATGCGAGGAATACATGACTAAAGAAAATAAAAAAGAAGAAAAAGTACAGAAGAAACCAGATGAAGATTGGATGACCAAGAAATGGCGTCCAATGATGGCAATTATGTATATGACATGTTGTCTTATGGATTTTGCGATATTTCCAATTATGTTTACCATTGTTCAGTTCTGGGAAACAGCTATACAAAATGATGCATTTAGACAATGGGTTCCTATTACGTTACAGGGCGGTGGTTTGTTCCACGTAGCCATGGGTGCCGTTCTAGGTGTTTCAGCTTACGGTCGTACGCAAGAAAAGGTAGCAGGAGCATCGAATGTCTCAACCAGTTTCCAAGGAGGCGGGGTACCAACTCCTAACCTATCTTCGTCAGTACCGTCATTCTCAGGCGGTGGGTTTAACTCTCCACAGCAATCACCAGGCTTTGGAGCACCCCAGAGTCAATCATTCGGTTCATCCCAGTCCTATAATACTACAGAAACTGTAACTGAATTTAGCATGAGTCCTGCTCCTACATCGGCACCCGGTGGAAGAAGACCCGTTACTCCTAACTTCAACGTATAATGCAATCTCCAACAGCATCTGATCCTAGCTTTAAAGCGTTTCTGGAGAAACTTCAGGAACAGAATTCTCGTAGTTTTATTACTCAGCTTATTCAGCTTAAGGCGGAAAGAGAAATTGCTGGTGAAGATAATGATAAGAGAGAAGAGCAGCTGGATGAAGTAATTAAATCTCTTAATAATTTAAGGACTGCAGTTACAGGTATTAATATAGAAATTAATATTAAACCACTGGTTGATATCGGTGAAAATCAAACTAGACTATTAGAAGAATTATCAAGAGAAGCATCTCTAACTCGTAAACTTACTGAGGGTAGTGTCGAGTATGATAAGGAAGCAGCTCAGTATAGGAATACCAGCGGTCGTGATATTGAAAGTAAAGTTTCCGGTAAGACATCTAAGAGCGGTGGTTTTATAGATTTTGAAACTGCAAGAGATACCTTATCAGGTCAAGGTAAGAGGGTCAGGGAGGATAATGCCTTTGATTTAAAACCTATAAATTATACTCCTGGTAAAGTAGTAGCATCTACTGTAAAGGGATCTGGAATACCGGTCTCTAAAACAGTGAAAGAAGAAGAGAATCAAGATCGTAGTTTATTAGATGCAATAAAAGACAGTATAAATTTTGTTTTAACTGATGGTTTATCTGAAAAAACTGGTTATGATATTTTTAAGACTCCATCGAAGGATGT